GAAGAGATAAAAAGACTGAAACAGAACCGTATGAACAGAGAGCTGCTTGATGAAGATGATATTGTTCAGATGTACATAGATATCCTGTATGCAGACATTACCGACTATGTGGATGCTTCCCACAATGTGATTAATCTTAAGAAACCGCTCGTGGATGGCAGACTAATCAAAAAGGTATCGTTCGGAAAGGTTGATTCCATAGAACTTCTGGACAAAATGAAGGCACTTCAATGGCTGGCAGAGCATATGGAACTGATGACTGAACGCCAGAAGGCGGAAGTTGAAATGATAAAGTCCCGGATGGATAAAGGCAACAGTGAAGAGGCGGAAAGAAGGAAACAGGGCATCAACAATATTGACGAAATATTAAGTCAGATAAAGCCGGTAGAGGATGGTGATATTTATGAATAATCTGATATTATCACCGAAGTTTAAGGATTTTCTTCTGACGGAAACCAAAAGAGACTATCTGGAGGGAACCACAGCAGCCGGTAAAACCACGGTGGGAATTTTCAAGTTCATGATGATGGTCGCAAAGTCGGATATGAAGTTCCATGTCATTGCAGGTTCCGACCTTGGAACGGTAGAAAAAAATGTAATTAATGCGGAGCGTGGACTTCTGGAACAGTTTAACGGACTTACGGAGTATTATAACAAGGGAAAAGGAAAGATAGGACTTCCGCATATAGAATATGATACACCCAATGGCTTAAAAATTATATATGTATGTGGATTTGATAATAAAGCAAGATGGAAAAAGGTGTTAGGTTCCCAGTCAGGGTGTGTATATATTGATGAGGTAAATACAGCGGACATGGAGTTTTTGCGGGAAATAACACACCGCTGTAAATATATGATGACAACATCCAATCCGGATGCGCCGGATAAAGACGTTTATAAAGAGTTCATAAACAGGTCACGACCTTTAAGACGGTATGTGAAAGACTACCCGGAAGAGCTTCTTGCAGAATTAAACGCTGAGTATGTAAAAGGATGGGTGCACTGGTATTTTACGTTTTATGACAATGCAGCCCTGACAGAGGAAGATATACAGGAAAAAATGGATTCAGTACCGAAGGGTACAAAAATGTATAAGAATAAGATACAGGGATTGCGGGGCAAGGCGGCAGGTCTTGTCTTTTGTAATTTTAACAGAAAGCGTCATGTCATTACGGTAGAAGATGCAAAAAAGTTTATCCGGAACAGGGATAATAGAGAACAGACAGAATGGTTTGAAGTTTTTACAAGCGGTCTTGATACATCTTATTCCAGCAAATCGCCGGATACAATTGCAATGAGTTTTGCAGGCATAACCAACAGAGGCAGGTGCATCATACTGGATGAGCGGGTCTATAATAATGCAGAACTTGATAAACCTATTGCTCCGTCAGATACAGTAGTAAACTACATGGCATTTCTGGAACGGAACCGTAAAACGTGGGGGATGGCAAGAAATGTTTTTATTGATTCTGCCGACCAGGCAACGATTGAAGAACTGCGGAAATATAAGAGACTTCATCCGGAATGTCTGTATATCTTCAATGACGCATATAAACAGGTGGAGATTATTGACCGTATCATGCTCCAGATAAGCTGGATGGCATTTGATGATGAAAAGGGAAGGAACCCGGGATATTATGTTGTGGACACATGTACAAACTATATCAGGGAACTGGATAATTACTCATGGAAGGAAGATAAGGATGAGGAACCGGAAGATGCCAATGACCATATGATAAACAGCACACAGTATTCATGGATTCCATACAGGTTTAAAATTCATAACATACAGAATGGAGGCAGGCAATGAACTGGATACAGAATTTAATCGTGAAGCTGCTAAAGATTACGCCGGCAGCAGAAAAGCAGATAACAATACGTCAGGCGTATACTTTCCAGCAGAATGTACAGAAGAATAAGATATGGCATCAGGGAGAGCCGGCAGAACTTACACAGTTTTTTAAGAGTACTGCACAGTGGGACTGTGACAAAACACGGTTCTGGGCGGCAACCCCCAATGGTAAAATCAGAAAGATACATTCAGGAATCGTCAGCATGGTAGTGGATCGCTACAGGGATATTGTAATGGCGGATTTTAATGGTGTGAGCTTCCCGGATAAGGATAAACAATATGAAAAACTCTGGAATAAAATAGAAACATACAATAATTTTACCGAGATACTTGAAGAGGCGATACAACAGGCGCTTGCCGTAGGTGACGGTGCATTTAAAATATCCACGGATCCACAGATGGATTATCCGATTATAGAATTTTATGAAATGGAGAATGTTGCTTTTAATTATCAGTTTGGCAGATTAAAAGAAATAAAATTCTATACGGACTACTTTAAAAACGGAAAGAACTACCGGCTGGAAGAAAGTTATGGTATAGGTTATGTAAAATATAAACTGTACGATGATGCCGGAAAGGAATGCAGGCTGGAAATACTGGAAGAAACGTGTGACCTTGAGGACATTGCATTTTCCGGGGATTACATAATGGGTGTCCCGTTTAGGGTTTTCCGGAGTAATAAGTGGAAAGGCAGGGGTAAGGCACTGTTTGATACAAAATCGGATGTCCTGGATGCTCTGGATGAGGTTATCAGTCAATGGTTGGATGCGGTAAGACTGGGAAGGATAAAGCGATACATACCACAGGACTTTATTCCAAGGGACCCGGATACAGGAGAACTGCTCCCGGCAAATCCTTTTGATAATGATTTTATGGCAGTAGAGGGCGGTATGCCAGAAAAAGGCAGTAAGCAGATTGATGTATCACAGCCTGAAATTGCCTATGACGCATACCTGACGAGCTACATGAATTTTCTTGATATGGTTCTTCAGGGAATCATGTCACCATCAACACTGGGAATTGACCTGAAAAAGACAGATAATGCAGAATCCCAGCGTGAAAAAGAGAAGATTACGCTGCATGTCAGGGGAAAGATTATAAGTGCATTAAACAAGGCGGTACCGGAAGTAATAAAGGCTGCGCTTGCCACATATGGACATGCGTCAGGAAAGGTTTTTGAAAAATGTGAGCCTGTGTTGAACTTTGGAGAGTATGCATCACCGGATTTTGACAGTACCATAGAGACAGTGGCAAAGGCACGAAGTGCAGGAACCATGAGTATAGAAAAATCCGTGGAAGAAATGTATGGTGACAGCATGAGTGAAGAGGAGAAGGCAGAAGAGGTTATCAGGATAAAGGAAGAACAGGGAATTACCACTATGGAATCACCTGCCGTTAATTTGGAGAGTGGCGAATTTCAGGCAGAGACAGATGATAAGGCGGTATAACATATGGATATCAATGATGAATATGACATAGAGAAGGCATTTAAGGCAATTGAAGAAGAACTGATGTCATCCATGATGAGGAATCTGAAACGCCACAGGGCAGAAGAGGATAAAATGGGATATAACTGGTCCATGTGGCAGGTAGAGATGCTGAAATCACTGGAGAAGTATAAGAAAGAAAATGCGAAGAAATTCCAGAGTTCTTTTAGCAATATCAATTCATCCGTAAAGGTAATGATATCAGCGGCAAGGGAAGCCGGGGAGACAGAGCAGGAGCAGAGAATATTAGAAGCCATTCTCAAAGGATTAAAAGCAAAACGGGTTTCCAAAGAGACGGAAGGTGCATTCTTCAGACTGAATACGCCGAAATTGGATGCTTTGATAGAGGCAACGACAAATGACCTGGCAAAAGCAGAGCATGCAATGCTGCGGATGGCGAATGACCAGTACAGAAAAATAATATTCAATGCTCAGGTGTATGCCAATACAGGAGCAGGGACGTATGAAAAGGCAGTGGACATGGCAACCAAGAATTTCCTTAGTGCCGGTATAAACTGTATTGAATATAAGAATGGCAGCAGACATTCCATAAGTGAATATGCAAGAATGGCAATACAGACAGCCAATAAGAGGGCGTTCCTGACAGGAGAAGGAGAGATGCGTAAGGCTTGGGGACTTTCTCTTGTTATAATAAACAGGAGAGGGAACGCCTGTCCGAAGTGTGTACCCTTTGTGGGAAAGGTATTGATTGATGATGTATGGAGCGGAGGAAAACCGGATGGAAAACATCTGTTAGTGAGCCAAGCAATGGAAGCAGGATTGTATCATCCAAACTGCAGAGACAGTCATACTACATACTATGAAGGAGTTACCGAAGCAGAACCATATACCAAAGAGGATTTAAAGCAGATAGAGGATGATTACCAAAAAGAGCAGGAACAGAAGTATGCACAAAGGCAGGCGGAGAAATACGGACGGCTTGCCAGATATTCACTTGACCCTCAAAACCGTAAAATGTATGAAGCGAGGGAAAGGGAGTGGAAAGAACATGCCGCAACGGAGGCAGAAAGAAATACAGGTACGAAAGTAGAGTATAATGAAAAATATGATTATATCGTTCCGGTGGAAGGTTTTGACCAAAAGATAAAAGCTGCATTGAATAGTGCCGCTAAAAATGTAGCGATGCTTGGCAGTAAAGATGGTTTTGAGCATTTACAGTTAATTGACCTGAAAACAGGGGAATCTCTTTATTATGAAACGAATAAAGATGCTGATTCTGTAGGAGGAAAAGCATTTTGGTCGTGGATTAAGAAAAATAGTGGACGGAAAATTGCATTTGTACATAATCATAACACGGATGGCTATTTTTCAGAGACGGATATGAGAACATTATTATCAACGCCTAATATTTATGCTATGATAGCAGTGAGAAATGATGCAGTAATTTATGTTGCAGAAAAAAAGAAATCCGGCAATACAGTGAATATAATATTTGATGAACTTTATAAGGAGGAATTAAAAGAATTGAATCAAAAGATAAAGGATGGTATAATTATGCCATATGAAAGAGCAATCAAGAGGGAAGAGATTATTGTTAATTGTTTGTTAAGGGACTATACCAAGGCAGGAGGGCTGGTAGAACATGATGGAAGAAAGTAAATGGTGCAGTGCCGGTATGAAGGAAGCACCTTTTTATCATCCGGGAATTACGATGGAGGAGTATGAAAAGGAGAGAGATTATTTTAATCTTCATATAGAGGACTGGCAAAACGGAACCTATGAGCCATTATGGAAACAGAATAATCGATAATACCACCTGAAGCAGAACCGGCAGGTGGTATTTTTATCCATATTTTTGCGCCGGCGCAATTACAATTTAATAACATGATAATAAATGGTGCCTTATGGGTGCCATTTTTTATGCTCCGAAATGAGGGTAAACTAAATAACTTATTCCACCGGACGAGACCGGGATAAAGAAGCGAAGGAGATTAGAGTTATGACAGAAGAACAATTTAAACAGCTTGGCATTCCAGAGGAACAGGCAAAGAAGGCAGCAGCGGAAT